CGTACTGATAGAGCTGATGAAATTAACAGTCAAGCTACAGGATTCTCCTCTAATATCGTGGAAGATCAGTTGCAAGAACTAGGAGATAGTACAGCTTCACTAGATTCTAGAGCTACTTCACTAGAGAATAGAACAACTGCACTTGAAAGTGCTGAGGGGGGTGGTAATGGTAATGGAAGTGGAGGAGGTACTACATTAGGTGAGTCAACTCAGCCAGTAAATCAAGTGTTTACACGTGCAGTAGAAGCCGAGCTGGCAAGTACTAATGTTTACATTGGAGATGCAGGTACAGGTACAGCTAGTCCCAGTACAGCAGATATTCCACTCATTGTACGCTTACCTTCCAGAGGTACAGCACTTGATGCAGGCTCAGCAGATCCTTACCGTATTAGAATCTTCAAGCCATTAGGTTCTTACATGCAACTGCTGACTGCTCAGGATGAGTCAGTACCTGATTACTTAAGAGAGCGGTTCTTTCTTAGAGACTCTCCTATACCTGTAGACATCGCAGCTATAAACAGTCTTCCTATACAACTGGACTTGCTAACGCCTATAGCCATAGTAATAGAACTGACATTCCAAGGTGGTTACTGGGCAGTAGATGTAGCCTCACAAGAACTAACTGGAATTACGCTATCAAACGTTAATGACTATATCCCACTGTATGATGGAGGTCAATTAGTTAGTACACGTACAATGCCTATACCTACTACTGACCCTTACACTACACCATTTACGTGCAGACTTCCTGCACTTGCTGATGTGGAAGTGGGTAAGACCTATGAGATTCTCATGGACTACACGTTTAACATTGATGTAGCATCAGGAAGCGGTGACACTATACGTAACCGCCCTACAGCAGATGATGAGCTAGTACTTCCCTTTACATTATCCCCAGGGACTCATAAGGCTTTAATGTCTTTTACTGCGACACCTACGGACTGGTTAGCAAATATCACCCACGGTACGTAGTAGCAATATTAACAGTAGGTAGTGCAAGTACCTACAGCTTCAAAGGAAGAGAATATGGCAAAAGAACCAGAAACTACTTTGCTACGCATGGTAGTGGACTTTTACGAGTCACGCAGTCACTACCTAGGGATTGTACTTTTAGCAGCAGCTGGAGGAATAATGAGTTATTTAGGTAAATGGCGCTCAGGGGAGATTAAGAAATTTAGCTTCCTAGCACTGGTAGTAGATACCCTTATCAGTGGATTTGCAGGTGTACTAGCAGCACTGCTTGCAATGAGTTTAAATTTCAACATAGAGCTAGTTTTCTTTTGTAGTGGTATAGCAGGTCATTTAGGTGCTAGGGGTATATTCCTAATGCAGATATGGCTTACACGCAAAATGAAAGTAGATAAAGATAATTAATAGTACCCACTCACTCACAAAGGAATTACTATGTCAACAACTGAATTATATATGGACTTGTCACAAGCTAACTCATGGCTCTCAGGCGATGAAGTGCACTCAGCACTATCAGGCAGTTATGAGCAGTCACAGGTCTACAACTCTAGACTAACATCACCTAAAGTATTGTGGAGTATGAACGCTCTACCTTTTACAGGTGGTATTAAGTCAATCAATTTCAGTAGCTCTGAGTACAATGCTGATATTGGGGGTGGAGCAGACTTACCTGCTTACTACGAAGTTTCAAACTCTCCTGACCTAGGTACAATGATTGATGCTGAAGGTGAAGCTTATTACCGTTACATAAGTGGGGTTAGTTCTTTTTATGAAGGAGGTACTAGTTACTCAGTAGCAACTAACGGTGAGTGGAAGGAGTTAATGACTGATATAGGGGTGTTCCACCGTGCTACTAAAATAGATACAGTGTTCCAGACTAAGACAGTTATCATGTTGTCAAGTTCTTATACACTTGACCCTACTATTACCTTGGACAACGCACTTACAGGTAGTGATGTAATGATTTACAATGCATCTACTCACTCAGCAGAAATTTATAACCTCATAGGTATAGATATTAACCCTGTTGGTGCATTGAATGATCTCAGTATTACTTCATATGGTAACTACTTACTATTCTGGGATACAGATAGATTGTACTGGTCTAGCCCAATAGACTTCACTGACTTTACACCTTCAGTAGGCGGGGGAGGTAGCACTCAAATCAGTGAAGCTAAAGGTCCAATCGTTATAATAGTACCTAACCCTACAGGTCTAATGATCTACTGTAAGCTTAACATTATACATGCTGCATTCAGTGGGGACTCAAGTAACCCTTGGATATTTACAGAGGTTGCGGGCAGTTCAGGCGTGCTAGTACATGAAGGTGGCAGTCCTATAGTTACACAAGGGGAAGTAGCTAGTACTCAGATTGCAATGCTATCTAATGGACTGTCAAGTGTATCACCTAATGGCGTAGAACTGATAGACCCCGCGTTAGACGAGATGCTCAACAACTTATCTACTGAGTATAAGGATGAAGGTAGTAACCTAATTAGACGCGCAGCTGTACCTTCTCCTGTATTACAGGCTCATGAATTATCTACTAAGGTAGTAGCCCTTAAGTATGTAGGTAACTACTTAGTGGTTAAAGTAGGTAGATCTAACATGGGACCTACTGAAGTAGTAGATTTCCCTAATGAACTTAATAGATTGTTCTTTCTTAATCTAGGTACTGGGCAGTTGGCAGTTTTGAAAGGTAACTACACTGCAATTACTCCAGCACTTAATACAAGTAAACGTGGAGCTAGTCAGTTATACCCTCAAGATTTTATACCTAATAGATTCTTAGCTGCACTACGTGGAAGCTCTATTACTAATAGCAACGTCAACTTAGTAGATATAGATTTAGGTAAGAGTACTGAAGCTGCGAATGACTTAATTACTGCTGATTCATTAGTAGCTACAGCTATTGGCATGGGGGAGTTTATTGTAGGTAACATTCAACTTAGTAGATCTAAGACTACAGTAATCCACAGTATTAAGTTGGATGGTAGATTACACAGTGACTCTACAGAAGCCGACAGATGTGCTGTTAGAGTCTATGATGCTGGAGTGCTAGGTCATGATAATCCTATTGAGTTCATTTATAACCCTGCGGATGGAAGGCACTACGGTCATATAGAAGGTAAGGAGTTGCAAGTCGAGGTGACAGGCGCTAACTTCTACTTAACTGGAATGGCTATAGAAGTGGAACAGGGAGGTAACTGGTAATGGCTATACTCCAAGTACCTGCTGACCTTACTGTAATGGAAGAAGTGTCAGTACTTAAAATTAAATCTGTAAAGCAGTTGCCACAAGTAGTGCAAGTGCCTACAATGTATTCACCCTTATTGCACTTTACGACTATACGTGATAGCCACTTAGTGATACAAGCATTACGTACTGACTTAGTAAACAGCAACCAGTTACTACTTGATGCTGTAGAAGAAGTTAATAGTCTAAAGGCTCAAATTTATACTATCTTACAAGATCATGAAGATAGACTAGTCGCCCTAGGAGGTTAATAGTGAACAAATTAAGTGATAACAGTGAGGCTAAGTTAAGTACATGTGCACCAGTACTCAAGCTTATTGTAATGGAAGTACTAGCTGAAATGGATATAGGTGTCACCTGTGGGCATAGAAAGCGTGCGGAACAGGATGCCTTATATGAGAGTGGGGAGTCCCGTCTGAAGTTCCCTAAAGGTAAGCACAACCGCTTTCCTAGTGAGGCAGTGGACTTAGTGATTTACCACAATACTCACAAGTACCTATGGTGTGATGAGCGTCAGTTACATAGAATTGCAGCTACTACTAACACTACTACTGCTAATGTAAAGACTTGGATATACATGCAGTACGCTAGGCTAGATATGCTAATGCAGTTAGCTGCAAAGCGCCATGGTATAGAGCTGCGTTGGGGAGGTAAGTGGCAACATGCTGATGGTATACTACATAACCGATTCGTGGACTTATTCCACTGGGAGATTGCATGAACAAGCTAGCAGCTATAGCACCTCTTATACGTAGCCCTAATGCTTTACCTACTGACTTCTTTGGACTAGGTAAGGACATGGAAGCTAGAGCGCGTATACAGTTAATTGCTATGGCACTAGAGGGAGATGATAGGGAGTTGAGTATTGAGGACTTTCCTACATCTCACCACTTTGCACCTAGCCAGTATGGTAGAGAGTTTACTATGCCAGCAGGTGCACTTGTAGTAGGTAAGATTCACAAGCATGCACACGTCAATGTAATATCTAAAGGCAAGTGCATAGTGGCTACATTTGAGGGAGAGCAGTGCTATGAGGCTCCCATTACATTTGTATCTAGTGCAGGTACACAACGAGTAGTTTACTGCTTAGAAGAGACTGTGTGGACTACCTTTCATAGTACTGATTCAACCAACGTGGAAGAGATTGAGCAGGAGATTATAGCGAAGGACTATGATGACTGCAAACTTCCTATTACTTTAACAATTTCACCAGTAGGTGATAAGGATCCATTATGACTTGGGGAGCCGTAGCAGCAACTGTAGGTACTGTAGCAGTAGGTGCTTACAACGCTGATAAAGCAGGAGATAATGCTATTGATGTAGTAGAAACTCCTACGCGTCAGACCAGCTTCGAGCAATTACTGACTGACCTTACAACTCAAACTGAAGAGGGTACTTCATCCTCTGAACTACAGAGTACACTGGAGCAGTTACTTAGCTCAGAAGAATTTCAAGAAGCAGTTACCCAGCAGCAAGTTACAGCTGAGCAAGGGTCACAGGCTTCAGTAGGTAATGAAACTACGAACTCGCAGGCTGCGCAGGAACAGTCTATTACACGTGGTACAGATGAGTCAACTGCTGCACTTAACGCTATCTTAGCAGGTAATGGTAGTGGGCAAGAACAAGTCACTGCGCTTATGAGCCAGATACTCAGTGATGGTAAGTCTAACATAAGTAACGTAGGTACACGTACAGGTAGCTTTGGTTCAACAACTGAGCAGTTGCTTAATAATGATCTTACTGCTGAAGCTGCATCTGCTGGCGCATCACTACAGTTATCTCAGAATCAACAGATACTAGATGCTGTAGCCGCTGCACAAGCTGGGACTGAGAACGTAACATCTACCACAGATACGACCGCTGCAACAGATACTGCTAATAATACGCAGACAGCTACAACTGGTCAGCAAACTGGAACTACTGATACTACAGGTAGTACGGACACTTCACAGCAACAATCAGGGCAGTCAGCTACTAACCTAGAGTCTATAGCAGAAAGTGCAACACAGTCATCTACTATAGATACTAATACATCTGATACACTAGTTAACCCTAATGACACGCAGTACATTACAGGGCAATTAGCTAATTTATTAGAAAATGGTAACATTGATGCTAACAGTATAGCCACACTTGAAAGTGTAATGAATCAGATAGATGCAGGAACAGGTAATGGTAATGGTGCTGGCACTAACAGCATACCAACTATATCAGCTCCTACACTTTCTAATGCTACAGCTACTACTAGTAATCCATCAGCTACAGCACCTGTAAACACTATAGCTTCTAATGTACAATCTACCTCTACACTAGCAGAACTGCTAAGTGAGCAGCTAGGAGTCGAGGTCACTTCAGCCCCACTACTTGATAATTTAGGTAGAGAGATTGACCCCGCTAGTCAAGGGGAGTCAAATGGTACATATGGTAGTAGTTCTACAATTCAAGCACCTACGATACAGACTGATGTATCTAGTGGCTACAATCCTACAGCCAGAGCTAGCTCTGTCCAAGACATAAATATCGGTGACTATGATCCTTATAGAGCTTGGATAGATGTAGAGAATAAGACAATCTCACGTGGTAGTGAAGACTATCATAACAACCTACAAGGAGACGCTGATGCGTACACAGAAGAGCAACGCAGACTCGCAGCCGAACGGGGAGCTGTCCTCATCGGTATTTAGTGAAGATGAAGCTGACAGTATCTTGTTCGGAGATGTATCACTAGAAATTGGGCAAGGATTGCTCAGAGGTGCTGCACTGAATAGTAATGTTACACTAGAGCAGGAGATGTCATTGAAGGCAATTAAAGCACTTATTGATCAAATGAGCGTCAATGTTGCTACTGCTCAAGCTGCTGGTGCGGGAGACGCTAATGCAATAGCAAAGGCTAACCTTGACATAGCAGGAGTTAAGCGCACCACAACATAAACTAAATGGCGTCTATGGTGAAAGCGGCAGAGGACTTGGCACCGCAAACTGAAGTAGTATGTGCTCTGTCAAGTACTTGCCCCTAGCGAAGCGGGGTCGCACTACTAATGCTATAATTAATACAACTGATGAAGAAGTGGCTACTCGTGCAGCAGTACAAGAGTCTAACTACAATGCTAAAGATATCACTACTAGCATGGTTGGGCATCGTGAAGATGTAATAGCTAATAGTTCTGAGCTAGCATCTATAGCTGCGGACATTGATGCGTCTATTAGAAATGAAGCTGATGGTATTATGAAAGCTTCGGGCGTTACAGTAACTACTGCTGAAATTGCTGAACAATTCAATGCACCTGCACGTACACAGTACAATGAGCAGGTTAATAACCCAGTAGTTGCTGAGAACATTAAACGTTATAGTAATGAAGTAGATGTGTACTCTGCTAAGTTAGATGCACTGAAAAGTGACACTTCTTTCTTAGGCGGTTTAAAACGTATGACGCTTGAAAAGGCAACTACTGATAGACTGAACCAAGCAAGAAGTAATTTAACTGCTGCTAACAATAGACAGGTAATAGCTACTCAAACCTATACAGCTGTGCAGAAAGCTAATAACTTGTATGCCTCTGATAGTACAGCCTTAACACGTGCAGTAATTGCTGATGGACTAGTACGTGCAGAGACTGCTACTAAGCTATTACAGTCAGGTAGAAATGTTACACTTGCTGATCGTCAAGTACTTATGGATAGACTTGAGCTGGACAGTACACGACTTGCTGAGTATGAAGCTGAGTTTAAGTACTTGAATAGTCTTGGTCTTGGTACACGTGAGAACCTAGGCTCACTCCAAACTAAGTTACACGCGCAACAGTCACAGTCTAACGCTATCAAGAGTAAGATGGACACTCAACAGAAGATAGGTGTTACTGAAGACTGGCACACATTCATACGTGATAACACTGAAGATGACGCAGAAGCTGAGCAGTTCATCAGAGATAATAGTGACCCGTTTGCTAATACAGCTACTGCTACTGTACGTGGTCAAACTTTCTGGAAGAATCGTGGGCAAACAGGTACTACTACTCAATTCGCACAATTAGCACTGAACAAGCGCGAGAAGCAGATACAGACTGATGACAAAGATAACTTAGCTCTGACTCTAATTGATGCAGGTGTAAGCACAGCTAAAGCTACAGCTCGTAACGTGCGTGATCAGAAGATAGTAAGTGATCCTCAGAACCGTGAACAGTATGAGAAAGAGTACGCTGAGCAGATTGAAGCACTGAAAGACCCTAAGACTCAATCTACTTTCTTTGCGGCTGGACTAGAAGGTATGAAAACTGATGCCACTGCTGCAATCAAGGCAGGTACAATCCTACTACCTGACCTTAATAAGATACTGACTGACCCTACTTACCCTTACAGTAAGGACATCTCTGATGACTTTAAGCAGGTACTTACTAGTGACGAGTGGAAGTCAATAGACCTTAGCCTTAGTGCAGGTAAAGATCCTCTAGTAAGTGTTATGGATACAGTAGACGGTGCGGTGGATTACCTGTCTAAGTTAGGTACTACAGATTCATTCGGTAGATTAGTAATGGATGCCTCTACGCAGAAACGTATTGATACTGTCACACAAGGGCTAGCTAACTACTACACAGTACTACGTACAACTAACATTAAAAGTGGTGTAGGTATTACAAGTGCTAACTTGCCAGCTATCCTACTTGGCGGTGCAGGCATAGGAGGTACTACTATGAACCTTGAAAACAAAACTCACTGGGATCAGGCTATTCACAAGATGATACAGAAATCTAATAAACTTAGTACACTTGAACAAGTACGTAGCGGAGTACAGTAATATGAGTATGTCTAGAGAAGAGCTATTAGAGCTTAGTGTTAAACCTAATACCTATACTAGTACGTTTGATTTTAATGCTGAGATGGAAGGATCTACTGCTAGCTTAGGAGATGCACTGACTCACGGGTTAGCTGCATCTGTAGTAAGTGGGGGCGTAGGACTTGTCAATACAGGTATAGCTATTACTAATATGTTTGGCGCAGATGTAGAACAGATACGTACTGAAGACTTACTAAAGTCATGGGACTGGGAAGATACTGCTGATTACTATGAAGATAATAAAGCGTTTATTGATGGTGTAGGTTATGTAGCTTCATCACTAATACCAGGTACTCTCGGACTTAAAGCTGCTAAGTATGCACAGACTGCTGCACGTGCTAGTGATTCTAAGAATCTGGCAGCTGTAGCTATACGTAAAATACTAGTACCTGCTTCTGCCTCTAAGAAGATAGGAGCAGAGATACTAGAAGATACTATGCACGTAGCAAATCGTTCCAAGCGTCTAGCTAGTGCTGTAAAACAAGGTGCTCATCAAGCAGCTATTGAAACTGCCTTTGCCGAAACAGCTATACTAATGGCTACTAACCAGCACGTCACTGTTAACCAGAATCAGCTAGGTTACTTTGAAGCAATGTATGACCAGAAAGATGGTTACTTTATGGGGCTTGGTATAGGTACTACACTAGGGGGTGCAGTATATGGCGCAGTAAATAACCGTGCTATCAACTCACTTATTGATGGTGCACAGAAAGAGCATAATGCAATAAACAAGGAGCTTATCAGCTTAGATAGTAGAACTAACCGTATAGGCTTCAACCAAGGTAATAAAATTGTACAGTTAGCTGCTAAACAGAAAGACGCTGAAGCTAGACTAGAAGGTCTTACTGGTGCAGCACTTAAGGAAGCTCAACGCCGTGATAAGGAGTTTAATGCTGACCTAGTAGAAGAAGTTGCTGTACTTGTAGGTGAAGCAGGTACACGTACTAATGCTCTAGGTAGACGTGAGATTGATGGACACCTTACACCTGCAATTGTAGCACTTATCAAGAAAGGCGATAAGCACCAAGTTGCTGATGCTTTCCGTAATGCTAACTCAATAGGTAAGTATGACGACCATGATTTCTTATTTGACCCACTAGCTCAGCCGATTGAAATATTAGACACTGCTGATGAGTACTTAGCTGCTATAGGTAGTAAGCACTTTGGTACTAAGTATGACCCTGAGGATGCTGTACAGCGCGGATTCTTGAATGGGTTTGCGAACTCTAGAGGGGTTAGTATTACAGGTGATGCACCTCGTATACGTGAGCAGTTACTTAACCGTGAGCTTATAAATGAACGTGGAATTACTGATGCTCTAGATCCTGCCCACTTAGTAGGTACATTACGCCATGAGATAGGACATGGTAATACTGTAGCACTAGGTCAGATATTCAGCTCAGAAGTATTCTCCTCTATCCGCAATGAAATGATAGCACTGTCCAAGATACAACGTCCAGGTAGTTGGGCAGTCGTAGAACGTAACAGAGTAGCAATGGAGCGTATACTAGCACAGAAGACTATAAGCCCTACTGACTACCAGCGTATTGCAGAATTACAGAAAACAGAAGCCTACCTGAATGACCCTATGGAGTTAATGGCTGATGCGTGGGCACAGTTCAATGCTGCTGATAAGAAGATGCGTAGTAACGCTGAGTCTATTGGTGCTGCTACTCGTAAACTGTTTCAAGATAACAGAGCGCTTAAGTCTAGACTAGGTGAGTCACAGCGCTTAATAGGTTTGAACAGTGGTAATATTTACACGGAGTCACAGTGGTCACCTACAATGGCAGACAGAGGTAATGTTGTCATGCGTGGAGATAATGTAATAGCTGGTGATTACAGTACTACTACTAATCTTGAGAACTTCTCTGTACTTAGTGCTGATCCTATGAGTGCCAGCGCCCACTTCTATGCAGCTAGCCAAAGTAAGCGTAAGCTTAAAAAGGAAGTAGCATTTAACTGGGACAACTTTGCTATGATGAACAAGTTACATGGTGAGGTACTAGGTGGGTGGAAAGGTAAAGCTTCAATTACTATGCCTGATGGTAGTGTACGGAAGTTAGATGGTGAATTTGATGAAGCGGTACTTACAGACTTTGATGCACTGTATACTGCATTTAAATCAACTGCTGCTCAACGCCTTACCCAGCGCCAACTTAATAAGACACACAACTACACTACTAGTGACATTGCACGTATGATAGATACAGATGAAGTGTTTGCATTAGAGTTAGGTGAAGGTGCTAAAAGTACTAAGTATTGGACGCAATCCAATGATCCTACTAAGCCGACAGTAGCTAAGATATTCTATAAGAACCCAGTAGATGCTAGTGAGGGTGGAGCTGAAGCACTGGCTGACTCAATTGCGCAGAACACTAAAGTTCTGGAAGTAGTAGATGATAGCATTAATACACTGCTTAAACGCTTAGATGATATGGGAGATGGAATCACTCAGTCTAACTTACTACAGACTGCACCTGAACCTAGCTGGAAGTATGGCGGTAATGGTGACCTACAAGACATTACACGTAATACTCAGATAACTGGTGTACTCCGTACCTTTGCACCTGAGTATGGTAGTGGCTTAAGCAAGGCACAATCTATTGCCAAGTTCAATGAGCTTACTACACTGAAGGGGCATGAGTTAATACAGACAGCTATTGCTGGTGCAGCTACACGTGTACAAGCTAACCCTTCCAGTATCATGGAGTTGAATGCACTAGATAGTAAGTTACGTCAGCGCTTCTACAAGTTTTCACCTGTACTGCCTGATGGACAAGCTCAAGCTAGTTACATGCAAGGGCTAATTAAATCTACTGATGAAGAGCAGATAGCTATCTCACTTAAAAATATTGAGAAGTTAACAGGATCAGCTACAGGTAATAAGTTGTTTGACTTGCTTAGTACTGAGAACTCTTTATGGAGTAGAGAAGTTAGCGAACTGGTAGCTAAGATAGTAAACCAGAAGCGCTTCATTCCTAGTAATTTAACTAAGCTAGGTACAATGCTTGATGAGCAGGTAACTTCTATTCAGAGTCCTGATGTTGCCAGTTTCTGGAGAGCTAAGGTAAGTGCTAATGCTCTGATTGTAGAAGCTAAGCAAGTAGCTGCATCTGCTCGCGGAATCTCTAGTAACTTAAGTGCAGATGTACTGTACCCTGGTGGGCTAGATGCTAGGAAGTACAAGCATCGGTTCTATGTAGAGCCTGTTAATAATGAAGTATGGTCACACAACCAGAAAGGTATTATAGGTGCTAATACCTCACAAGAGTTAGCACAGAAGGAAGCTCAGGTACGTGCACAGTTCGGAGACAGCATTAACATTCGTACCAAGGAAGATATGGAAGCTGGGTTCAAGGAGCGCGGGGAGTATATAGAAGAGTTCTCACTCAATGAGTACCAGTCTAATGCAGACCTTACACGTAAAGGTGTTAATTGGGATGTAGCGCCTGAAGCTAATGCTAACCTAGTACAGCACTATGTAGATTCTATGGCACGTGAATGGAAAGGTACTGTGGATAACCTTACTGAGCTTAAGTACGGTGAAGAGTTCGCAGCACTAGATCAAATGGATGGAGTTTCACAGACGTATGGTACACTGGGTGCAGGTAAGCAGCAGCCTATTACTACCCCATTCCGTGAAACTAAGAACATTATGCTGAACCGTACATCTAAGGAGACTGGTAACTCATGGAGAGATGGACAGCAGGCGATTGATAAAACTATTACTGCTATCTTCCAAGGGTTAGGGTCAGCGTTTAGCTCTGCAAGTCGTACAGGTAACTACGAAGAGATGAGTAAGTACATGGATCACTATGGCTTACCTAAAGTATATGAAGGGCAGACAGGTAACATGCTACGTACATCTCCTAACATGACAGACCAGAAGCTTAGAAGTATAGTACCTAAGGCTAATGGCATAGCTGCTACAATGATGCTACGCTTGGATTACATACAGCCTATGATCAATGCTATGAGTATGCCTATAATGTCAGTACCTGAGATGAATGCTCTGATGAAATCTATTCCTGCAATTAAGGCACAGCAGGTAGCTAAAGGGTTACATGTTACAGTACCTGATACAGCGTTTGGAATGGGCAGTAATATTAAGTTGCAGATGCAAGCAGTTAAAGATTACTTCGGGGAAAGTGGTAAGGCATTACTTAAGTCTTACCGTGACCAAGGTATCATAACTAACGTAGTTCGTGAGATGCGTCAAGTAGTAGATGATATCACTCTTGATGTAACACAAGATGCTGACACTATGATTGCACAGTTAGCTAAAGGCGGTAAGAAGATGGTTAACATTGCTGCTAGTCCTGCTGACTGGATGGAGGACTTTGTTAAGTTTGTAGCAGCTAGACAGGCTGACTTAGTAATGGATGCTGCTGGTATTACTGACCAGTCACTCCGTGCTAGTACACTGCGTACCTATACTACCAGAGTACACGGTAACTATGTTAGTGCCCAACGTCCTACTATCTTCCAAGGCTTTGCAGGTCAAGCTATAGGATTATTCCAGACCTATCAGTTTAACTTAATACAGTCTCTACTGGGTAAGGTAGGTAATAAGGATGCTGTAGGTGTGGCGTCTATGATGGGTATACAAGCTGGCATGTTCGGTGTGCAATCAGTGCCAGGGTTCAAAGCACTGAACGACCATATATCTCTTAACTCACAAGATGGTAATGACTTCTACACAGGTATTACTACTGCTACAGGAAAGAACCACAGTGAGTGGATACTGTATGGACTTGCTAGTAACTTCACTAAGCCACTGTTCGGTGAAGGGCTGGAGTTGTATACTAGAGGTGACTTGAATCCACGTACTCCTTTCTTGATCCCTACTAGTATTGATGAAGTACCAGCGTGGTCACTGGCATCTAAGTTTGTAGGTAACATCTTCAATGCTGCTAGTGACTTGAGTCAAGGTGTAAATGCTGGGCAGGTAATGGCAGATAGCTTGGCACATAATGGAGTTAATAGACCTCTGGCGGGAGTAGGTGCAATCATGGCAGGCTCACGTACTACAGGTAACGGCTCGTTAATTACTGACCTAAGTGACATCAGCTGGTTCGCTAAGGCTGCAAGGGTNNNNCGAGTCTATTGCAGTACAGAGTTTCTATCGTACACAAGGCTTTGATAGCTTACGTACTGATAAAATCACTGACCTAGGTAGAGGCGCTAAACGTATGATACAGTCAGGTAACTATGATAAAGATACCTATATGAATTTCATGGACAGCTATACTACTAGTGGAGGTAAGCCTGAAAAGTTCAACCAGTGGTTACATACTCAATCACTAGGTGCTACAGAATCTACCATACAACAGCTGTATGAAAGTAATGATAGTGCTAGTGGTAGATATCTACAGAAGATAATGGGTAACGATGTGGGTAACTACATAGATGGTAACTTATAATTCTACTATAAGCTAGACGTAAAAAATCCACCATCCGATTAAGGGTAGGTGGATTTTTTTTTCGCTAAGTATTAACTACTCTGGAGGGTACTGAATTACTGTACCTTCAGGTAGTAAAGCTACTAAATCTTTCTGTACCTGTAACACTGCTGGACGCTGATTACCTCGCATACAGTAGCCAAGCTTACGATGCATACGCATGAGGTCACCAAATGTAACTGTCACTTCAGTAGCAAAGAAGTCATCAGTTGTAGCTTCAGGGTCTGACAGCGGTGCAGGCTCTTCTACTTTAGGCTCTTCTTTAGTTACTGATTCAGCTGCTGGTACAGAACTTACACTTACATCTGATACAGCTTCACCCGTACCTAGTGCTGAGGTTGTAAGCGCAGGTGCTTCTGCTTTCTTTGCTGCTAGTTTAGCTCTCAATTTATCTGCTGGATTAGCCATTAGTTTTTCCTTATAGTATATTCTTGCATGAGTTTAAAGTTAATGTGTTTGATAGGCTTCTTACTAAGACTTGACGCCACTGCTTGTAGCCCTTTGGCAGGTATGAATGTAAGCTTGCCCCCCTTAGTAAGTTTCTGCATAGTCTTACCAAATTCTAGCATGTCATTGAAGTCAGTCTGTACTACCTTGAATAACAGCTCAGGTGTTAGTATTGCTCCAGCGTTGTCAGTATTCTTGTGCCACTTCTCTACTGCGTGTAACATCCTTGTACTTACATCCCCTTTCAAGTTCTTACCAAATTCACCTAACGCTTGTGGCATATCTCGCTCAGTGTAGTGCAGTATAGTATTAGCTACTATTGCAATATCTTTAGTAATAACCTTAGTTAGGTTCATAGCTGCTACTACTATGCATAGTTTCAGCCAGTGAGTAAGTCTACGGTTGAGATAGTTTTCTAATCTGAAATCACCTAAGTCCATGTCAGACTGGTACACATCATCTAGTACTTCATAAGCACCATCATCGTAGGTATACTCGCCAGCACCGTGGTTCTTTATGTGCTTGAATAACTCTTGGTAGATAGCTAGCTTGGCAGGGTCAGGACGTTTAGGTATAGTAATCTTCTTATGTACACCAGCACCATATACTAGTATCAGTCGTGACATCATACCTTGTCCTATTACCTCTGGTGGAAATACAGAGTTGAATGTTGTAGGTGTAGCACCTCCTATCATATTGAGTGTAGGTTCTTTAATAAATATATCAGCACTAGTCATCTTACCGTGCGTGTAGTGTGGCAGGTTATCCCACATGTTAGTCAGTAGTGATATGAACTGGCTGTCACCTTGTCCGAGAAAATCCTCTAGCTCACCTGCACAGATGTACACTTCACTAGGTTCCATATCTTCTATTGCTGGCGGCTCACCACTTACAGCTGAGTCTAGTATATCAAGTACTTTACCTTTGACACTAGGCTTACCTGAGTTAATAGTAGAGAACCCTTCACCTAAATCTTTGATGAACTTCTCTTTACTACTACGTTCACGTGCGAATTTGTCATAGCCTACTGAGCTTAGTAGTGTCTTACCAATACTAATAGCAGAACTCTTACGAGTACCAGCGTCGCCCAGTAAACAGACATACATGTTAGGATGTATCTTCTGATGACCGAAGTGCATGTATGCCCCCCTACCTAGTAGTGCTGACACTGCACTAATGAGAGTCCACCTGTGGTAAATTAATGGGCTTTCACTAGTACCTTGCAACAAGTCGAAGTACTCGTCAAATACTTCATGTGGTGCAAGGTCAATCTCAGTATTAATAGATTCCATAAATTAGTCTTATAGGTTTGGTTGAATGGGGAAGAACTACCTTAAACTTTTATTAAAGGTAATACAAGTCTAAGGGGTAATCTTTATGCAGCAGGTGTTGTAACTATAGGTATTCCAGTAACTCGTTCTTGATACTCATGTTGATACTGTAGTAGCATACGATAGTACTCTTCAGCTTCGTTCTCTAGCGCAGCCTGTATTGCTATTGCTTGATTGTTAGTAGTACCACGGAATTTAGCACCTATTACTGTTGTTATTTTAGTTAATCGCATTACTTTTTCACCTTATCGTCAGGGTTGTTTAGTCCTAATACTACGTTATTAATATTCCAGTTAGATAGTATCTCATCTATAATTGGCAGTGCCTTATACAGCTGCATACGTTCAGAGTCAGTTAGTTGTACACCTGAACAGCCTCCAGCTAACACTGCAATGTTACTACGTACTCCACATATTCTGAACTTAGTACCATTACGTTTTGCTGCTAGCTTCTGTGCAACATTTAATTCTACACCTTTCCTGTTACCCATTGTTATTCCCCTTATTTAATATCACTCCAGCGGTAACCTGCGCCACCACCATCATTAGGTATTACCATTACTCGACCATTAATAGTGATAGGTCTAGCCATTAAACTACTTAGTGCCTTACGTGTCTCTTGGTAATCAGGACTATCTACTTCACCTGTTACTTCATCAGCAGTACCTCTCACCATATAGATTATCTCGTCATGTACCTGAGCCTTAAGTCGTACCTTGTTCTGCTTGATTTGGTACTCTAGCCAGAAGTCGAACATGGCATCATCTACTAGCATAACACTTAGTGACTGTGGCTTATGAGCTACATACTTATTAAGGTCTAGCTTACGTGTACGACTAGGTGAGCCGAAGCAGTAACGAGTCCAGCCATTAGGTGTAACTAGCTTACGTGTAATACGTACCTCTTCTATTACTTCTTCATAGTACTTACCCCGTACATCAGGATAGGTAGCATCAAAGCTAGCAAGTAGGTGATTAGTAACCTGAGTCATTTTCCATCTAGGCGATAGACCTAGTAACTTACGTGCCTCATTCACATGCTTACTACCCATAGTCTCTAGCAGTACCCACGCTCCCATGTTATAGTTAGCTCCATGGTTTACTCGCTTAGATAGGTCACGGATAGTTTTATCTTTTACTACCTTGCCAAACTTATCTAGCTTAGGTCGCTCAAGTTCTACCCCGTCAATAGTGATAGTCTCATAGACTGTACGCACTATCTCATCTTCAGGTATACCAAAGAACAAACTAGCATTACGTGTATGGAAGTCAGGTGCATTCTCAACACTATCTATCAGCATCTTATCTTCACTGATATAGCCAGTACATCTGGACTCAGCTTGACTACCATCACAGTTAGCCATTACCCAATTCTCTAAGGCACCATTAGCTATAGTGTCTGCTACATACATAGAGCGTAACTTGTTATCTTGGTTCTGTATGTTAGTACCTACCCATAGGTTAGATGACTTGGAGCTTGAACGTCCAGTCTCTGTACCACCTGCATTAGTCTCATACAGCATACGACCATCGAATGTATCAGCATCTATAAAGGTAGATACTTTCTTAGTACCTGCTCGGGCTGCTACTATTAGCTCTTGTATAACATGGTTCAGTGGGTGATTCTCTGCAAACTTCCGCATGTTCTTAGCGTCACTAGATGCAAACTTAATAGCACTGAAGCAGTTCATTACTGCCTTAACTTGAGGTGAGCTACGTGGATTGAATCCTTCCCATAGTAGTGTCTCAAGTCTAGCCTCTGCATCAGCTGTCTGTTTGTTGTAAAGGTCACGTAGTCTGGACTGTTCAGTCTCATCTACTCTCATACCTTCTAAGCCAGTAGTAATATTAGGGAAGCACTTACGGAACTCTATTAAGTAGTTATCCTTAGCCCACTGAGGTGCTTCATTCACCATGAATACCCACGTCCACAATGTAGTGTGAGTGTCTTTGGCATTGTACAGTTCCATGTTAGTACCTGATTCATCCTTCCAGTACTCATGGTTGGCAAGGAAGTAGCCACTGATAAAGTCTAGCTTACGTGGTAACTCAGCGTACCAACTGTGCATGAAGTGGAAGGTATCACATAGCCAGTTGTACATTGGAGCATTGTATCTACCTATTAAGTAGGTAGCTTCATACCCGCCATTCTGTGTAATCTTAGGGGCAGGTAGTTTATTAAATTTACGCAACCACTTTATCTGGTGCATGTTGTTAGTAGGTAGTACGATACTCAGAGAATAGAGGCTACCATCTTCACGCTTGAAGAGTCCACAATACCCACACATTGACATCTGAGGTATACAGTAACCGCGCTTCTTACTGCCTGTACGTAACTCCATATAAGCAGCTAGTCCTTTCACTGGCTCACCTCTTTCCAAAGCATCGTTGAACTTCTGGACATCAATCTCTTTACGAGTAGTCTCTATATCAACTGCTATATATAGTGCTGACTTAAACATCTCGTAGTACTCTTCTGTGTTAGAGTCATTAAGTAGTACGTAGTTCATCTCAGGGGCACAAGGGAATTTAGGGCTAGTAACTTTTAGTAAGTATCTACGGTATAAGTGGCGCGCATAAGGCACAGTTACTAGGTGCTGTAATGGACGTTGACATACAATCTTTATGCCATGATGCTCAAACACAGTACCTGCCCAGTCCATTGCAGAACCTGTCTGTTTACCAGTCTTCTCTAGTACCAATGCCATTACTAGTTTGTTATCACTGAGAGATATTAGGTCTACATTATTCTTCTTTGCTATGTTCATGTAAGGTCGTAGCATTGGGAAGTGTGCATTAGGTATTAACACTGAGTGCCCATCTAGTGCACCCTTAGCTAATGCGTAATACTTTGATTCAAATGATGAAGCTATTACAAATACACGCATGGTGTACCTCATAGTAGTAGAAATAAAAAAGCCCACCAACCACAATCTAATGCAGTCAGTGGGCAAGACTAGTTAAAGCTTACTAACTAGTGAAGAACAACTGATAGTGCATCCCACTGGTTGCCTTCTTGATCTTCTTTAGTTTCTTTGTGCTTCCACTTACGGTGTTTAAGAATTGCTTCACCTGTAGCACCAACACACATTTCCATAAGGTCACGGATTTTAACTTCTTCACCTTCACCTACTAGTCCGCCAAAGATTGTACGGTAAGTGATCAAACCGAACTCAGACTTACCACCGATGAAGTACTTTTCAGTATACTTGGCTGGCATTTCACCAACAGTATCGCGCTTCTCTTCATCTTCCAACTCAATACATTCATTGATTTGGTACTCAACCACGATAGCGTTAGCATCACCTACTTCTTCAACACCACATGAAGTTACTGTGAACGCGTACATGCCAGTAGGTTTAGGTACAAACGGTTGTACTTCTGCTAACTGATCAACACTAAGTTCTAATAATTCATCTACGCTTAAACCTACGATTGAAGACTTTTCTAAAATTGACATAATTTTTTTTTCCTATATTTTTTGTGGGTGTACAGTTACTTACTATTAAGTTACTATTACATTACGTTACTATTACGTTACTTGGGGCAGACTACTACTTTTTCTTTAGTGTAGATAGTCTACTAGTTGTACCAGCTTGAGTGCCGCTCGACTTAGTGTCAGTGGATGTAGGGGCTGGTAACCCTTTCTTGCCTAGTAGTCGTGCCATTGAGTCAGTATCGTTAACATCAACGTTGACCCCTGTACGACTACCAGAAACAATCTTTGTCTCAGCAGTAGTGTTGCTGATAGCAGTATGCTTTCTGTTCTTGAGACTACAATATACTACATGGTCGAAGTACTTAGCAACAGTTCTTGCAAAGTTTTTTGTTCCACCACTAGGCATAAGTTTCTCATTACCATCTTCTTGATCTATCCCCATCTCATGGGTGATTACTACTACATTGAAGTTGGCATTCTGTATGTAGTCCAAGAATCTTTCTAGTAGTATACCTAGTGCTGCCCAATGGTCGAACTCAAACTTAGCAGTCTTAGGCATATCACCTACCTTAACACCTGACTGCAAGCCTTTACTTACATGAGCCTTAGCACTACTAGCTATCTGAGTGAAGCTATCGAATACCACTACATACTCTTGTGGGTCAAGTGAATTAAACTCATAAGGGTACTGGGTATCTACCTCATTACGACATGCTACACAATCTAACTTCTGGTGGGTAGAACAGTAACGTCTCTTGCCACCACTGGCTAACTTGATTGCAGCTTGTACTGCTTCAGGTGTGTCCTTGTCATCACGTATTGCTATGATGTCAATGTTCTTCTTCAGCTCAGGTGGCAGCTTGAACAAAGTAGTACGACCTTTCTCCAAGTCTACATATATAACTTTGTAGTGCTTGGCTAACTGAGATACTACTAGCTCTGTCTTACCTGATTTAGGTGGACCATACACAATGGCACTATTACCTGTACTGGTTTCATAATTTTCTAATGCTGGCATAATTTACTCCTACCATTTACCTAAAGGGAAGCTCTTACTCAGGAACTCCATACCATATTTAAATTCTGCTCTGTACTTACTACTTACCATACCACGTTTACCAAGTACATTATGGTAGTAACGCTCTAAGTCACTCAAGGTATAACTCTCCCACAAGAATAACTCTAGTACGTGCAAGAAAGCATTGCCCTTAAATCTTACTGATATAGCTATGCTCACACGTTGATCAGGGGTAAGTCTTGCTAATGCTTCTCCTATACCTACTGGGAACATGCCTTACTCCTTAACCTATGTTAGTAATATCTAATAGCATGTCAGGATCAGTAGCATTAGACTGTGATACTTTAAGTAGCTGCTGCTGGCGGTCAGCTAACTCACTGAGTGTGAAAGTAAAGTCAGGTGTTTCCATCTTCATGAACTGGGCACTACCATCATCATTAACTTCAAGTGCTTCTACCTTACCGTACGCACGTTCTAACATACCAGTACTCATGTGACACTCACCTGCTAGGTACTCACAGTCACGGAAATAAGAGTAGCAGCTTTCACCCCTGTGAGGGTAGTAGTTGTTAGCTTCATAATTCTCCACTGCCTGTATGTCAATAATTACACCTGTTAACCACTGCGCTCGCATCACTGGAGTCTTAGTAAATAACATAGGTACTATCTCTTGAGTACGAGACTTGTATACTATATACAGTACATCAAAACTAGCAGAGGCTTTAATGCTATCAGCTATCTTATCAATAACAATACCATAACCTAGTGCTTGACTTGAGTTCTTGTACGATGCCTGTGATACGCTTGACATACCAGTAGTCTTTAACTCTAGTACCATGTAGCGATTAGTAGATGGGTTATATAATACTAAGTCAATGTGACCTTCATAAGTATAACCTTCAGTACAATCTACTACGAAGCTAAGCTCACTAGCCTTACGCTTGTACACTACACCATCTAAACCAGTGTAGTCGAACTCAGCTACTACCCATCCATCTAGGAATGTATATAAGCCTGCTTGGTACTGCTTGGCGAATAGTTCTACACTTAGTACTGCCCACCATATAGATTTCTTAGCAGCCTTCTCACCATCATTACCTATGTCATCTTCATTGTAGTCATAAGCTAAGATAGTCTTAGTAAGTGCAAGGTCTACACTGTCACCAGCTAGCACCGCTTGAATCCCCTCACCAATAGCATGACCATAGGCAAACGTAACTGAGTTTCTGCGTATCTTAATCTGGTACTTACTGTCCAATTCAAACTTACGTGGACAAGAGTGCAATGTCAGTGAGCGTGAGTACGACATACCTTTGTGAGATAGGTTATAGTAATCTAACTTATTCTCTTTAGGGTCTACAGATGTTACAGTACTATCAAGGATAGTATCTAAATGTGATAGTGAATCATAATCCACGTAGCACCTCCACTTCGTCTAATAGAATACAGTACTTATTATCAATGCTGAAGTAGTGCACACCATCTGAATGATCTTCAGTATATAATGCTCTACGTAGCTGCCCATAGTTT